GCCGTACTCAAACGCCCGACCATCGAGTGAACGGCAGATTGCTGATGTCTTGCCGTCCAGCGTCGCGATGTAGCGATATTTTTGCGTGACATCCTGATTTGCTTGGTAAGTCTGCTGGCTCGCAGCATTGGCAACCTGATTGACGCTGGTCCTGACAAGTGCCATCACCTGATTGTTGGCAACAGCAGTGGCCTCACCGCCCGCCTGGGCCATCTGTCGGACACTGCCACGCTGGCCAAAACGCAAACGGCCTTTCAAGCGCCGCGCGATCTTGTCCGGTGATTCACCAGTCAGCAAGCCGTTGCGGACCGTCTTGGCAAACAGCTTGGCCTGCGATTCGGCCAGACCGCGAAACGACTTTTTCAGCACCTCGCCGTTTGGCAACGTAATCACAGTGCCCTGCGCCGCTGTTAGCTGAAACGTCGCCCGAGGTGCGCCAGTCACAGCAGCCTGCAGATTATCGCTCAGGCTGACAACGTTGATCGCGGTCGGGTCAACTGTGGCAACAGAGCGGGCAAAGTCTGGGCTGATCTGCACATCACGAATCTGCCGCTGCAGGTTTTCAGGCAAAGCACGGCGCAGCTCACGCGCAACGAACTCAGATTGCAGAACTGCCAAACCCTGCAGCTCCTCCGTCATCATGAGCGTGCTGGTGCCTGCCCAGTTGTCGAGTGATTCTTTCAGCTGAGCCAGGATTGCAGACAGGCGTGCTGATCGTGCAGACGCGGCACTGCTGCCAGCTCGAAGCCTGGGTGACAGGTCAGTGACAGGTGCCAACTCATCAAGCCGCTTCAGTTGGCTGACGGCCTCAAGAATCAGATCGTTGTAGGTCAGCGCAATGCGCCGAGCCACGCCGTTGCTGAACCTGTTCAGATCGACAGCGTTACGGTAAAGCTCGGCAGGCGTCGTCATGTCGGCTCAATCCCAAGTTCCTCAGCTGTGGCGATCGATAAGGCCGACACATCTGCGCCCATCCGCAATGCTTCGCCCACGATGCCCGTGAACTCAGCGATCACCTCGTCATCGTAGGTGTGAATATGCGACTCAGTAACAGCGCAGATCTTGCCGCGCTCAAACCACGTCATTCTGATCACCGCAAAGTATTCGTTGCTTAGCTCTTCCTGAGCGAAGAACAGCAGCTGCTTCCTAGGCGGGTTTGGCTTGTGCAGTTTGTCCAACCAACCCATCATTCAGCACCTTCTGATTCCTCCTCAGTTTCCTCTGGTTCTGGCATTTCTGCCTCCTCAGGTTCAGGGGTAGGCTCTGGCTCTGGAGTCTCCATCAGGCCGCCGGATTGCGTGGCCTCCAGCTCCTCTTCCACGTCCAAATCGTCGAGCACCTCGCCTTTGCTCAGCTCTTCCAGCAGCGTGCGCTGTGTGATCGTGCCTGCGGTGTAAAGCTGCAGCAGTGACTGGATCTCCTGCGGCTCCAGGCGCGCACCAACAAAGTCGCGGTTGATGAACGCGCTACCAGCTTGCGGCTCCTGCATGTAGGCCGCATGGAAGCGCAGGCAGTTGTCCACCAAGTCTTGAACCTGCTGGGCCACAACTTGCATGGTGCTGTCACCCTGACTGCGGTCGATCCGCTTAGCCTCAGCTGTCTCGGCTGAGAGCTTCTGGCCCAGGATGGCGGCCATGCCCAGGGTGTTGATTTGATTCTCCAGCTGTTCGAGGCGCTTGAACTGCGCGTCGTAGCTGTTGCCCTGAGGTTCAATAAATTCTGCCCTCGCCGTCTCAGGAAGGGCCATCGCTTCGCCTGGGCCTGCGCTGATTTCCTCTGCCGCCTGGGGGAACCCAAACAACGCCAACATCGGCACCGCCGAGATGTGCAGCATGTTGTCTAGATCGCTTTGCGTCTGATACGCCTTGAGGTTCAGCTCAGCGATGTCAGCCAGCGGCGGGCGCGACTCAAGCAGGCCGACGCGGTTGGAATAGGCAACAGCAAACGGGATCTCATCAAGGCTGGTCTGGCCCTCATCGACAATCTTGAAATCACCGTTGTCGTCCTTTTGGTGGATCTCAAAACCGCCAGGGGTCAAAACACGGACCTGCTCAATCTGTTTCTGGCCGTAGAGACCTTCAGGAACCACGATCTGCTCGTGAAGGCGCAGCTGGGTGAGCTTCTGCTGGCCATCGATGATCTCTGAGCGATGGCCAAGGATGTCGCGCGGCGTGTACGCGGTCCAATACGGGCGGCCATTGTCACCAGCACGCGGTGCATCGACAAGAACGCCGATGTGGCCGTAGCGAATCATGCGACGGGCTGTCTCGTACAAGAACACGTCAAGATTGTTGCCGCCAAGATCAACATCAAACAAGTGCTCTGTGATCACATCACTGACATCAGTGAGGCGCACAGGTTTGCGGGTTAACATGCCCGCCAGCAAGCGTTCAATTCTGGTCAGGTAAGGCTGGACGCATGAGCGTTGGAGCCTGGCGTCAAAGCTCTCATCCAACTCGCGCGGTTCTTGCGGAAGATATTTACGGTGCTTTTTTCTGATTGCAAATGTTCCACCTTGGAGAGCCTCTACTAGCTCCCAATGGGGTTCCATCCCGATCCACTCCAGGCTCGGATCGCCAACTTCCGTGACCTTCCCGGAACGCTTCCGGCCTGATGTCGTCGCAGATGAATACACAGCCGGATCCCGCCCTATGTCGTGAGTTTAGTAAAGACGAATCCCTGTGCCCCGTCCAGCACGTTCGTGGAGCGGATTGAACGCGCCCAGGATTAAATAACCTAGCCCGTCCGTCCAGTGCTCAATGTTGGCCGACTTGTCGATCACATAATCCTCAGCGCCATCCTTGAACGTCACATTTTTGAGCGCCTTGATTGTGTGTTTACAGCGTGGATGAACAAAGAGGCGGATGCTGCCCTTGGCAGTCTTGATCATCCAGTTGGTTGCGTTGATCTTGTCTTTGACGGCCCACGGTGCCTTGGGGCTGATGCAGCTAAAGCCAAAGCGCCGGATGATGTCGTGATCCGTCCGGCCTGCTGATGATGTCTTGCGGGCAGAGCCTGTCGGGTCTGGGTAGGCAACGATCTGACGATCAGGGAAGCGATCTTTGAGCATGGCGCACACCTCGTCGGTGTTCGACTGCTTAACGGCTAGCTCGTCCCAGATGTGCAGCGTGTCGCCAACTCTGCTACCCAAGACACCCGCCATGATGCTGACGTTGAAGTCAGTCCCCCAGAAGATCGGGCCGCCAGTGTCCTTGATGTCTTCCGAGATGTTGTCATCACTGAAGCCGGGGTAAACCCTGCCGGATAGCGTCTCAAAGCTGGCCAGATACTCCTGGCGGAAGGTGCGCTCATCAAGCGTGTTGCGTGCCGCCTCGATCTCCTCAGCGGAGACATTGCCACCGTCGATGGTGGTGAACGAAAAGGTGTCCCAGTCGTCTTGGTCCTGGGCCTGTTCCCATAGGTCGTGGAACCAGTTCAGCCCTGCTGGTGTGGTGATGAACCAAGCCGGGCCATTTTGATCTGACAGGGCCGGGCGCAATACCATCTCCCAGGCCGTCTGCTTGACGTAGGCCGCCTCATCTACAACCAGAGCTGACAGGCTCACGCCACGCAGGCTGTCTTCATTGTCAGCACCGCGCAAGGCGATCTCGCTGCCATTGACTAGCTCAATCGATAAGTCTGTCTCATTCTTTTTGGCAATCATGCTGTCGGGCGTCATTGTCTTGAGCTGACGCCAGGCAATTTGCTTCGCCATCCGGTAGTTGGCGGTGACATACCAGCAGAGGCTGCCGGGCTTCTCCATGGCCCAGCAGATCAGCCGGGTGATGCAGAGATAGGTCTTGCCAAAGCGCCGCCCTGAGCAGAGCAGCTTGAAGCGATGATCAGCGTCCCAGACCTGCCGCTGTGGATCCGTCAGGCCACTGGTGAGACTTGAGACCACCTCTTCTGTGCGGTCATCATCTACAGGCTCAGCAAAGGCAAGCAGGGGCTCTTGTGCTGCGAGGCCGTCTAGCAGCATCAGATGTCAAAGCGCAGCAGCTTGGCCTGAGTCTCCAGAGCCTTGATTGCGGTCTGCAAGTTGTCGTCACGGCCTGCGCGTTTTTCATATTGCACAAGACGAGAAATTGCAGCGGCTAACCATTCAGGCCGCTCAATCTCTGAGTCTTTAGCAATGAGCTGTCTTGCGCGTGCCAAGTATTCATCAGCCTGGCGAGGCTGCACCTGCCAAGTGTTCGCGGCGTATTGCACGATCTCGAAGCGTGAATATGACTGCAACAACAACTTGTAGACAGTGTTTACGCGCTCTTCGATCTCTGCGTTGGTTGACTTCTTACCCATGCCCTGAGCCTACAGGGAGTCACCGGAAAGATAGCTTAATTAGGGGGCTGTTTGGAATCGTGCTGGATGCGTTCCTGAAAGCCCTGCTCTTCTTTCTGCTTGCCATACATCCAAGCATCAGTTGATTGGCCAGCCTTGGGGCCATTGGGCTTGAGCTTGGTGACCTTGAAGCTGGTGGCTGGTTTCCAGGAGGGTTTTTTACGGGGCATGGTTTGTGTGTGCTTTTTGCCAGTAGTGCTGGAGTTGAAGAATTTTCGGCTCGACTAAGTGGTGTGAACTCACTACGCCAACAAAGGCACCAGGACCATCACCGACTTGAATCCTCACGCAACCATCGTCGAGGGTACGGATTTTGGCTGCGGGCATAGGCAGCCGTGAGTCGTCTTTGGTATTCGAGCCAGACATTGAGGTCATGGTGTCTCTGAAGAGCGCGAAGGGTGTCTTGGTCCATGTGTTGAATTTTGGTGTCGGGGTATGGATCGGACCTCAACCCGCCCTGCCTTCCCCGCGCAGCTCAGCGGGTGTTGTATAGCTTTCAGCCTGGTGGGGGATCATCCAGGCATCAGGCTCCCCGACGGTGATCAATTTGGCTTGATAAAGGTCAAGAGGCAACGATTGTCGGCAAAGACCTCGTTGTCGGTTTCTGCGTACTTGTAGCCGCAGAAGCTGGCGTGTTTGCAGAGGGAGGTGAGCTGCTCCTGGGTGGTGTTGGGGTAGATCAGGATGCTGGAGGATTCACCACCGTTCCAGTCGGGTGATTCTGAGATGGTGTCGCACCAGGGCAGGAGAGGGGCGTAGGGGTTGTTGGTCATTTGACGGGTTCGACGGTGTAGGTGAAGCCAGCTTCAGTGGCGGCGTTCTTGAGGCTCTGTAGCTCGTCTTCGTCGTAGGCCGGGTCGGCCCACTGCAGTTCGTTGTTCAGGAAGGCTTGGATCTCCCACTTGGGCTGAATGTCACGGTTGAGGACCATGAGGCTTTCGCGAGCTTCAAGTTCAG